TTTGGACCAAGTGTGGCTATTCTGGGTCTTCATCAGTTGGGCGGTTCACGAAACAGAGTGTTCGCTGTGAAGTTGACGCAAAGTAGCCTGGAACGAGCTCAGATGTTTTTCACTCGTCCTGTTGTTCAGGCAGGTGTACCAAAGATTAGCTGTTCCGTTAACAAGAAGGTTCTTGGCCCGGTTGGTCACAGATCGCCGTTACGTTGGTTATCAGCTGGTTCTATTACCACGTTTGGTACGTTCGTCGGATATCAAGTTCGCTCGCGCTCTAAAGTGTGTGCTACTATGTGTGGGGACTATATCAAGAGTGTACGAGAATGGCAAATTCCATTTGGTCGTCCAGATTTGAAAGATTGGAGACCATGGCACTTAGCTTACAAGGATGTTGTTGAACAACAGAACATTTTGAAGACTTCTATCTTGAAGAAGGCTGTGGATGGTTATGTTGCTGATGTATGTGCTGGCTTGTCAGAGAGTGATAAAGAGAACTTGCGCATTATTAGTGATCATGCAGCTATCAATGGTATTGCGGGAGTGCAGTATATTGATAAGATGAACTTCAATTCATCTATGGGTGAGCCATTCAATAAATCAAAGAAGTGGTTTTTGGAAGCTGCCCCAACAGAATCTCAACCATTAGCAAAGGTATTTACGACCGAAGTGATGGAGAGAGCAGCTGATATTGAACATCGTTACCGTAGCGGAGTTCGTGCGTGTCCGGTGTTTAGTGGTCAGTTGAAAGACGAAGCTCGTGCTGAATCGAAGATAGCCCTTGGGAAGATTCGTGTGTTCACGGGAGCGCCTGTTGATTGGTCTCTCGTAGTTCGTAAGTATCTTTTATCATTTGTGAAAGTTGTACAGGAGAACCGTCTCCTGTTTGAGGCTGCACCTGGGTGTGTGACTCAATCCCTAGAGTGGGAACAATTTCGTGATTATCTTGTGCAACACGGTGTCGATCAGATTGTTGCTGGTGACTACGGAAAGTTTGACAAGAAAATGACGGCGCAGGTGATTCTAGC